GGCGATGCCTTGGACATGAAGCATCAACTAGAGGCCGCCGGTTTAATAATGAATCAAGATTTTACCTGGTACTATCAACAGGCTCGTTGGGATGATTTTTCACACGAACCCAGTCAGCCCCGATGTGTAAAATTTGACTTTGTAAACCCTGCGTTAGCAACCTACTACAAATTAAAGTTCAGCTAACCAAGGGAATAGCACGGGCCAGTTAGTACCCCGACGTCGATCAAGTTCGGTTAGGTACGTTTTTAATCCTTTGATTTTTGCATCGTTGCGCGGTGCTGTGGTAATTTGATTCATGATACCACGCATGTGTTCTTTAGAACTGATCTCATCAGGTGTGGTTTCTGCCATGACTGCCAACACATGTTCAAAGTCTTGTTCAAATACTTCAGGCCCAAATATGTCAGGTACCATGGGACTGGGATCCATAACAGACATAAAGCTAAAATGAATCTGCTCTCCATTGGGACGTTGTGTGTTCCACTTGTTTATGTTCTCCACCAGCTCGGGCAAAGTCTTGATTGTGAGACTTGATATAGTAGCATTAACACTCATGACCACCCAGGGTTTGTCCAACAAGTATTCCCAGTTGGCGCACCATTCATCTAGATCAAGACCCCATCGAACATATTCTTGTTGCGACCCCCAAGCGTCAAGACTACCGGTGATTTGCAAGTGCCGCAATGCGCCGGATTCGACCATGCGTCCAAATCGATCTATGTAGTCCCGGAATTTCTTGTGCGGTACTTTGAGGTTTGTAATGATGTTGAACACAATGTTGGGGTTGGGATGGCTTTCCCAAAAGTCCAAACTTAGGTCAAACTCTTTCTGGAAGAAAGGCTCTCCACCTAGAATTTGATAATATCTAATGTCTTTGTATCTATCGTTGTCACTGAGATACTTCCAAAAGTCTGCCAACATTTTTTCATAGTTGGGATTCCATTCAAGATTTTGTCCAAAGGTAATATCATCTTTGCTGAACATCCCAAATCGTTTGTTTTCTTCCTCCCACTTGCTACTAAAGTGGCTGCCGCAGTACACGCAGGCCATGTTGCACACATTGTTGAAATACACTTCTAAAATAGTAGGAGTGACTGCATTGGCATTGGGGTTTTCCAACAGTTCTGGTGGGGTGCGACCAAGATCCTCTTTCATGTACAGTTGATATTGCCGGTCACTTGTACCCCCAGCCTTTTCGATATTTTCACAATACTGACACCCTTCCTGTGGCCATTCACCATCACGCATGAGTTTTCGTGCATGTATCTTGTTTGGAAGATTGTGAAAACTGGCAAAGTTATTGGGCGGGATAAGACGCTGATCAGTTCGGTGACAACTGCTACTTGTGCCTTGTCCTAGATACACAGTGCTCCAGGCCCATTTTAAAATACAAGCAGTTTTGCTTTTGACCGGGAATATTGGTATGATGTTGTTAGGCATAAAATTATATATTCCTATTTTGATTGCCAGAAATACTTTACCTTTGCATGGTAGTGTGTTAAAATAGTTGCATAGTTGAGGAGTTACAATGAAATGGTTTAGAAAGTGGTTGCTGGGTTCTTTGCGTCAAGCGTCAGCAGAAGAAAGGTCTCAGGTTGAGGATACCGAAGTAGACTACGATGATGGCATGGTGCCAGTATCAGGATATACTCTTAACAAAAACATTAACTCAGTAAAAAAACGCAGTAGACTTGTTAGCAGTATTAGTGGTAGTGACATGGACCTGCCCGAAGGCGGGCTTAACATTCAAGTCAAAGGTGCAATTGGTGGCAAGATCATTATCTTCCGAACATACGATGAACGTAATGATCGCAACTGCTACTCAACATATCTTATTCCAGACAATGAGAACTTTCAAGAAAGCCTGGGCAAGATCATCACCATGGAAAGTTTAAAACTGTAACAGTTAACAAGGAGAGTAAAATGGCAACAAAATTAAATAAACTTGCAAAAGTAAATGAAAACATCAGTATCAATCGGTATGACAACGGTTGGATGATTGAAATTGGTGGGCGAGACAAAAAAGAAGAGTGGAAAACTGCCAAGGTTATGTGCAACACAGAAGAAGAACTGATTGCCATAATCAAAGAGTGGAACTCAATGGATTTAGACAACTAAGGAACGACTATGGCTACCTGGACCATTAGAACACACTATAAGAAATCTTGCGAACAGATTGAGTATTTCTACAATCGCAAAAATAGTGACAAAATCGTTGTGCGTGACGGATTTCGTCGTGCAGAATTTATTATCTATACTACTGATGATGAGTTTCCTCAATTTGAATTTGACGAGGTGCCCGGTGGAGATGGTAAGAGAGACAGTATAGACTTGTTCAGTCTTATTGGCGACAATATCGACAGCACAGAAATGGTTGAAATGTTCGATGGCGGTTGCTGGGGCGATGTGGATGTTCAAGTCGAGGATGAAGAAGAAGCAGATCGCTTACGTGACCTTATTCAAGAAGAAGGCGCTTGGGCACTAGAAGATGATGGAGACGGCGACTGGTTCCTTGACGACACAGAGTGTTGGGTCTGGGGGCCGTTAGAAATCGAAGATGAAGCAGGCAACGTTCGTATTATTTGTGCCGATGAGGATGGCAATGTGGTAGACTTTGTAGAGGAAGAATAATGTCTGTTTATGTAATCAAACCACTTGAAAAGAAAAGCATTATCTATCATGTAGAAATGTTCCGTGAAAATGCAGATGGTACTGTTAGCTGGTTTAATATTGACGAAACGTATCGTTGGGGCCAAGGCTTCATCGAAGAAGACATGGATTGTAATCTCCCCTTTAAGGGTGATCCTATAGCATACGCCAAACCGGATGCAGGGTGGGGTTGCGAGTTTGACGATAGTGTCAGTGTTGAATGGGAATTCAGCGATGACATACCTGAACTTGAACAACAAGAACTCAAAGAACTGTACTACGAAGGTGGGGCCGGTTGGCTGTACGATGGTGAACATGAATGGCAAGAAGAAGATGCCGCAGTACATATTATTGCACCATACCAAGTGGATCTATGCCAAGCAGATGGCACAGTTATTAAAGAAAATGTTAAACTAAAGTCTCGACCCAAAATCAAAGAAGACAACACCAATTGGCCATTCCCACCGTTCCAGACCATCGCCAATGAAGTCAACAACAATTGGCCTTTTCCGCCAACAAAACCTGATACTGGGATGACTCCCGAAGAAGAGGAAGCCTGGCGCGATCTTGAATCAAAACAACCAAAAAATTTGCAATAGATCGTTGCATCCGTTATAATTACAATTTACGTGAGGCCCGGCTGGGATCATGTAAATTTTCTTGCTTATATTTTAAAGGAGAATCATATGAAGCTAAACCCCTTGCGGGATCGGGTAGTAATCCGTCCCTTGGATCAAGAAACCCGCAGTCCTGCTGGTATTGTTATTCCCGACAACGCTAAAGAAAAACCCACTACAGGAGAAGTACTTGCCGCTGGTGACGGACGTGTCACCGAAGCTGGTCAGGTAATTCCCATGACTGTTCAAGTGGGCAATCGAGTTCTTTTTGCACAGTTCGCTGGACAAAAAGTCAAAGTCAACGGTGAGGAAGTTACCATCCTCAAAGAAGACGAAATTTTGGCAATTGTAGAATAAGGAGAAAACATGTCAGCAAAATCAGTACAATTCGGCGCAAGCAGCCGTGAGAAGTTGGTACAAGGCGTCAACGTCTTGGCCGACGCAGTTAAAGTTACACTAGGTCCCAAGGGACGTAATGTTGTGATTCAAAAGGCTTATGGTGGCCCGGCAATTACCAAAGACGGCGTGAGTGTTGCTCGAGAGATTGAGTTACCTGATCCCATTGAGAACATGGGCGCACAGATGGTCAAGGAAGTGGCATCAAAAACAGCAGACAAAGCAGGCGACGGAACAACAACTGCCACTGTGTTGGCTCAAGCCATTGTTCGAGAAGGTGTTAAGTATGTAGCAGCCGGCATGAATCCCATGGATCTCAAGCGCGGTATTGACAAGGCCACATTAGCAGTTGTTGCAGAACTTAATGCTATTAGCAAGCCATGTAGCACCAACCGAGAGATTGCACAGGTTGCCGCACTCAGCGCCAACAGCGATCATTCAATTGGCGACATCATTGCACAGGCCATGGAACGTGTGGGCAAAGATGGTGTTATCACAGTTGAAGATGGCAAGGGCTTGGACAACGAACTTGAAGTTGTCGAAGGCATGCAGTTTGATCGTGGTTACTTGAGCCCGTTCTTTATCACCAATCAAGAACGTCAAACAGTAACACTAAATGATCCTTACATCTTGTTGGTGGACAAAAAAGTTTCTAACATTCGCGACCTGTTGCCTGTGTTAGAAGGTGTTGCCAAAGCAGGTAAGCCATTGCTTATCCTTGCTGAAGATGTTGAAGGCGAAGCTCTTGCAACCTTGGTTGTTAACAAGATGCGTGGCATTCTAAACACTGTGGCTGTAAAAGCACCTGGATTTGGTGATCGTCGACAGGCCATGTTAGAAGATATTGCTGTTCTCACAGGCGGTACAGTGATTGCAGAAGCTACAGGTCATAGCTTGGACAAGGCCACAGTGGTAGAACTGGGTCGTGCTAGCCGTGTAGAAGTCAACAAAGACAACACAGTGATTGTGGGCGGTGCTGGCGATACCAATGCCATCAAGGCACGTGTTACTGCATTGCGTATGCAAGTTGAAGAATCCACTAGTGATTATGATCGAGAAAAACTGCAAGAGCGTGTGGCCAAATTGGCAGGCGGTGTTGCTGTTATCCGTGTAGGTGCCGCAACAGAAGTGGAAATGAAAGAGAAGAAAGATCGCATCGATGACGCTCTTCATGCTACTCGTGCCGCTGTAGAAAGTGGTGTTGTTGTGGGCGGTGGTGTTGCACTACTTCGTGCCAAGCAAAAAGTTTCACAACTTACAGGGGCTAACTCAGAACAAGATGCTGGGATTCGTATTGTACTTCGTGCTTGCGAAGAACCCCTGCGAGCCATTGCTTATAACGCTGGCGCAGAACCCAGTGTAGTTGTTAATGCTGTGCTGGCTGGGCAAGGCAATTATGGCTACAATGCAGCCAACGACACCTATGGTGACTTGGTTGAGCAAGGCGTAATTGACCCCACTAAAGTCACACGTACTGCACTAACCAATGCCGCTAGCGTGGCTGGGTTATTGCTCACCACAGAGTGCTCTATTAACCAAATCCCCGAGGAAAAGCCTGCACAAGGCGGCATGCCCGGCGGTATGGGCATGATGTAACTGCATAAAATATGCGCAAAAAGGCGGCTTAGGTCGCCTTTTCTTTTGGGCTGTAAACTTGCATAAATAGGATATAACCTGAGAGAGTTTTAACCATGACCTATGTAGTCAACAACACACGCGGACAAATCATTGCAGTAGTACCAGATGGTACAGTTGACATCACGTCAACTAGTCAATCACTAGTGGGCAAGAACGTCACCCCTTACGGTGAGTACGAAGTGGAAAATCTAGTGCATCAGTTGGAAAATTTTGCCAACTCAACCCCACCCGGGCATCCCATCGAAGGCCAATTATGGTATAACACTACAGAAGAACAACTTTATTCGTTTTCTGGAACAGAATGGAAAACTGTAAGCGGCATGACAGTGGTCACCAGCGAGCCTACCTTAAATCCCAAAGAGGGAGATTTATGGTTCAACCCTGATACTTACACCACTCAAATTTATTCAACCCTCCCAAGTGGGTATGGTTGGATTTCTCTCAACACAGTTACAGTAGCTGATTCGGCACCTTCGGCTACTGTAGCCGGTGAGCTTTATTTCAATATCCTAACCAATCAATTGTTTGTGTATGATGGCACTGATTGGAACCTTATTGGACCTGATGCAGTAGCCGGGTTTGGCGAAACCCGTTGGGTCAGCACATCAATGCCAGACGAGTTGAGCAACCCACACCCTGTGCTCCAAAGTGTGGTGAACGGGTCAGTTGTTTCTATTATCAGTGTTGATACATTTACTATTGCAACAGGAAGTCGTCCCACAGGATTTGTAAATCTTGTATCTGGCGTTAATATACCTGCAGGTGATTTGTTTAACGGTACTGCTAATGCTGCCACAAGGTTGGCCACAACAAGATACATAAACGGTGTTGCATTTAACGGCACAGCCAACATCACGATTGGTAACGAAGGAACTCTCACTGCTGGTGGTTATTTGACCGGCGGCAGTTACAATGGCACAAACAGTGTTATCATGGCAGTGAATGCTACATCTACTAATACGCCTAGTACTGTTGTAGCAAGAAGTAGTTCGGGAGATTTTTCTGCAGGAACTGTGTTTGCTAATCTAGTGGGCACAGTTACTGGTACTGCTACCAATGTGTCAGGACTGGTAGCAGTAGCAAATGGTGGCACTGGACAACCTACCTACAACCCTGGTGAGCTATTAATTGGTACCAGTGCAGGCGGACTTAATCGAGGAACCTTAACCGGTGATGGATCAATTAGTGTATCATATTCACCATCTGGGCTGGCATTGAGTTACATAGGTGGCACTGGAACTGGTAATGTCAACTCTGTAGGGATTGCGCCTGTTGGTGAAGGATTATCAATTACTGGTAGCCCTATTACCAGCAGTGGTACTATGTACATCACTAATACCGGCGTTACTAGAATTACCCAGGGTCTTGGAATATCAGTAAATCAAGTCAACGGAAATGTAACTGTCACCAACAGTGGTGTTAGAGGACTAACTGGCGGAGATGGCATACTGGTATCAGGTGCCACTGGTAATGTTACCATTGCCAATGCTGGTGTTACTAAAATTATTGCCGGTACTAACATTAGTATTAGTCCAAGCGGTGGATTTGGCGAAGTTACTATTTCAGCGTCTGGTGGTGGCGGTTCAGCATATACGTTACCAACTGCTAGTTCTAGTACACTAGGCGGTGTCAAAGTAGGAAGTGGGCTTTCTATCAACGCTGGCGTGCTCAGTGCGTCTGGTGTAAATCAAATTATTGCTGGCAGTGGTGTTAGCATTAGCCCAGTAGGCGGCACAGGTGCTGTGACAATTTCTGCCAACCCTGGAAGCTATACATTACCCATTGCGTCTGGTAGTGCACTTGGTGGTATTAGAGTAGGAAGTGGGTTGAGCATTAACCCTAGTACTGGTGTGCTTAGTGCCACAGCCGGCGGCGGTAGCGGAACAGTTACCAGTATAACAGCCGGCGCTGGATTAACTGGTGGAACCATTAGTACTGCAGGAACTATTGCTGTAGACTCATCTGTTCTTCGCAGTAATGTTGCTCAAAGTATCACAGCATTAAAAACATTCACAGGCGGTGTTATCAGTCAAGCCTATAACTTTACCAATGCCGGCTCTAGTATTTTTTATGTATATGAAACTGAGCCTGTAGTAAAGATCCCAGTGAACGATAGTGCAGGCCCATACGATTATGCACATCAATTTTTTAATAAACGATTTGTGGTAGAGGGAAGTGCTGATGCAGTACCTGGTAGCAGTAGACCAGCGGGCGGGGCAATTATGGGGTTTGATAACGGCTCTTCGGGTGGATCAGGTGTGTTTGGTGTTCATACCAGTAGTGTGCCGGGACTTGGAATTGGTATTGCTGGACGGGCAACTAATATGAGCTTTACTGGTGCCGTGATACAAGGTGTAACAAACCGAGCCGCATCAGATGCCTTTGTGCAGATTAGAAGCTATAGTGCAAACGACATTGTGTTTGAAGTTCGTGGCAACGGAAATGTTTTTTATGCCGGTAGTGTCACTGGTCCCGGAAGTGACTATGCTGAATACTTTGAATGGGCTGACAGAAACACCAATGCTGAAGATCGAGTTGGGTGTACTGTGAGTCTTGACGGAAACAAAATTAAACTAGCAAACAGCGGTGATCAAGTAATTGGTGTAGTATCGGCTGTGCCTGCTGTGCTCGGCGATGGTGCAGAACTAGGGTGGAAAGACATGTATCTGAGAGATGACTGGGGTCGAGTGCTCACAGAAGAATATCATGCATACAACTGGACAGATGCAGATGGCAAAAAGCATTCAGTAGCCAGTTATGAGAATTTGAGCGATGTACCATCAGATGCCGAAATGACCAGCACTGATGGGTTTGGTAATCCATTGACTCGCCCTAGACTAAATCCTGCGTATGACAAAAATGCCACTTACGTTCCACGTAGTCAGAGGTCAGAGTGGGCTCCGATTGGATTGGTTGGTAAGCTGAGAGTTCGTACGGGACAAGTTACTGGTACAGGATGGATCAAATTACGTGACATTGCTCAGAATATTGAAGAATGGCTAGTAAAATAAAAATAACAGTTGACAAAACATAAATAAAACTATACAATAGATACTATGATGACTAAATTTCAATCAATCATATCAAAACATGAATGTCAAGAGATGGCCTTGCCAGTCTCTTATCTTCGTTCAGTTAATAATGTTGATTGCTGGAGGTCCAAGTAGATCTAGAAATAGAATTTAATCTACAAGGACCCTGGCTCGAAAGACCCAGGGTTTTTTGTTGCACAAGGAAACATGCCAATGGATATTAAAAAGAAATTTAACAAAGACAACTGGACTGCAGAGTACACGTTAACTCCTGATCAACTCAAAAAATTGATCAAGGACAAGTTTGAGCGGGCCAAACAACTACATCAACAACAGGCAAAAAAGGTTCCAAACATAACCCTAAGCTGAGTAGGGCTATTATAACAGTGGTAGACCAGAATTGGGATCACTGCTACAATAGAAACAAGTTAAGAAATTAACTGAAATTGCAAAAGACCCTAGAAGTTGTAGGGGTTTTGCAACACAGATTGACCAGTATTAGCCATTGTGTTATACTAGAGACTAGTTAGAAATTAACTAGATGTTCTTTAAAAAGTAAATGATGTAGTAACCCGCAAGGGTTGCTATATTAAAATGTATTAAAGGTTACCTACACCGTTAGGAACTTTGTGCGAGGACAGTGGGGCCGCCCACGCTCAATAGTCAGAGTTCATGAAGCCGAGCAGTAATGCTCAGAAAAGCGGCGGAGTATGTAGGCAGTAATGACCGTGCAGGTCTATACGAGACGGTCGTATAGGTAGATATAGATGCACAATGGTTCCTTTAGTATTTTTTAATATAGTTGGTCTTAAAGTGTTCATGGACGCACGACGGCTTGTCACGCCGTAAGAGTGGGGATCGTTACCCCCTAAGACCGCCAAGTTTTGAGAGTCACATCGCCCGGACACTTCTCTCGGTAACGAGACACTAGGTCCTGCAACCGTGACTCTCCCTTATTTGCTCGATTCGTCTATCGGTTAGGACATCTGGTTTTCATCCAGGCAAGAGCGGTTCGACTCCGCTATCGAGTACCAGTGTTAGATTTGGTAGTCCGGTTCAGCCGGAGAATCAAATGTGAGATTTTTGAATCCGTATTCGTAGTCTTTGAGTATTTCCAGCATCAAGGTACAGACATGTACGTTTTGTTGATATACTGATAGATCTTTTTTTCGTTCACGAAGTTGATTTGCAACAACATTCTGCAAAATGTTTTCACCATCTGTTTTTATTCTGAGCTTTGTTAAAACTTTTTCAAGATTTTGAATGTCACGTTTGGTATTCTCAATGTAATTGCTTTCTCTATCAAGCATTTCTCTTGTTCTAGTTTCAGCAATCTGGATCAAATCATCTGAATCAGCATTGAATATCGGAATAACATGTAGTACAATTTGCACAATGTTGGTTATTGCTTCGTCTTTGAGATTGGAAAAAATAGCATCACCCGTGAGGTCATACTGTTTTCTACGTATGGGGTCGATTAATATTTCATATGCAAGTTTGATGCTCTTGAACACTTCTTCATTGCCGCCCTTGTCGGGATGATGCATATGAGCCAGTGTTCTAAACCGTTGTTTTATTTCTTCCAGCGAAGCGTCAACAGATACATCTAATTCAGTGTATGGATTCATGTTAAAAAGATTTGTAAGATATTTAGTTTATATTATTCCCCAATAGCTCAGTCGGTAGAGTAGCAGACTGTTAATCTGTTGGTCCGTGGTTCGAGCCCACGTTGGGGAGCCAAACATGGAGATGCCGCCGCAATGGTGTGGCAGGGGACTGTAACTCCTCCGACTTCGGTCACGATAGGTTCGATCCCTATCATCTCCACCAGAACGTTCCGGATTAGTCTCTGGATACTGTGACCCACAGGATGAGAAGTAGTGTGACAGCTACGGGTGGTAGTCTTTAAACCTAAAGGCCGCTGGCAATGCGAGAACGGTCCCTGTTGGGAAGCGGGTGGAAGGTACGTGTGAGGGGTATGATAGCGTCATATCTTTCTGTACTATAATTACCGCCGGGGGATGCAGAGCACGTTTGTTTTTATAGTCAAGCATCGATAAAGGTATCGTGATAGGACGCTGTCACTATTCGGGCCTAACTGTGCGAGGAACAGGTCCTGACATAACTGCCATTCGCTTGTCAGTGCTAGCTACATTGTTGACAAATCGGCATCTCTCGGTGCTTGACTATAAAAATACAGTGCGGTGGCAGAGTGGTCCAATGCAAGGGATTGCAAATCCCTAAAACCGTCGGTTCAAATCCGACCCGCACTTCCAGACAATAAATATCAAATGCTAAGTTTAGAATACTGCGAATTTTATATAACCAATGTGTGCAATCTCAATTGCCCAAGATGCAATCGATTTAACAATTATGCTTTTAGTGGGCATCAACGTTGGGACGATTATGCAGACATATATCGAGAGTGGAGCAAGAGGATAGATATTCCTCGAATCGGAATACTAGGTGGCGAACCTTTACTCAATCCCGATTTTGATAAATGGCTAACGGGTATTGCTGAGTTATGGCCACGTAGCCAAATCATGATCATGAGCAACGGTACACAATTTGACCGTTGGCCTGATTTTTATCGTTGGTTAGAAGAGTATAAAGGGCGTGTGAGAGTTGATATCAACCGACACAACCGAGAAGACAAGCCCAACACCCTGGCAAAGATAGAATCTTTATTCCCCGGTCCTTATCGCAAGTTTTACATAAACTCCGATGGAGACAAAGGTTTCTTTACTGAGTCCCCCGATCATGATCAACAATATTTGTTTCAAGAACACAACATTGGTCCAGAGATCTGGGGAGATAACACTTTCGAAATTGCATATCGAGATCAAAATGATATCCTAATAAGATATAGCACAGCTGACGCCTTTGACAATATATCAGTCGAATTTGATCCCATCACTGGATCATTACGAATGCCGCACATGAGCAATGCTGAACATGCAATTTCTGCATGTAATAGCAAGTGGTCTCATCATTTGTCCAAAGGAAAATTATACAAATGCAGTGTCACAGCAGTATTGCCGGAGTTTGTAAAACAATACGAAGTGCACATGACTGAACAACAACGAGCATTGGTAACCGGCTATCGAGCCGCTGAAGTAACTTGGTCGGATAGCGATTTATCAAACTTTTTAGATAATCTCAACGGATGTCACAGTGTGGCACAGTGTCAGTTATGCCCTGAAAGCTTTTCAAGCGAATCATTTGCCGCAGGTCGTGGCAAGATTCGAATCAAAAAAGCCATTTAATGGTGTTAGTAGTGTAGTGGTCTGCACATTGCTCTGTGAAAGCGATAGTATGGGATCGTTCCCCATCTAACACCCCAAACCAACTTGCCTGGATAGCTCAGGGGTAGAGCGTCTCCTTTACACGGAGAGGGTCCGCGGTTCGAAACCGTGTCCAGGTACCAACAAAAAGGAGTAGTATATGCCAGCAGTATTTTTAGTAAGTGACACACACTTTGGTCACAATGGTGTATGTCACTTCACACACAACGACGGAATTACAAAATTGCGGCCTTGGGCCAATGCAGACGACATGGATGAAGCCATGGTCAAAGCCTGGAACGACCGTGTGCGTCCCAACGACAAAGTTTATCATTTGGGTGATGTGGTTATCAACCGCCGAGCTTTAAAAACATTGAGTCGGTTGAATGGTGACAAAGTGTTGATACGTGGCAACCACGACATCTTTAGAGATGACGAGTACCGAGAGTACTTTCGTGAGTTACGAGCCTACCATGTCATGAACGGAATGATCTTGAGTCATATACCGTTGCATACTGACAGCTTGGGACGCTTTGGAGTCAACATTCACGGCCATTTGCATGCAAATCGTGTGAGAAAGATGCGTGGGTTCAATGCCAAAACAGAGGAAATCTTGTACAGCGATGAACCAGACGTGAGGTACCATTGTGTTTGCGTGGAGCAGACCCCGGACTTTGCACCTATCTTGTTTGAAGACGTTATCAAACGCATTGAAGCAGAAGGCGGATCAGTAGGCTTTAAGAACGGCAACGGTCCCGCAATGTAACTGGATACATTTGTATAAATAATTTCAAATAGTGGTTGACAACAATCACTGTATACTATACAATAGATACTATGATGAATACAAAACTTTCAACACAGCAGAAGTCAACGATGCCCAAGGCGTTTGCCTGGTCACGCGGCTTCACATCAGTGAATAGTATTCCAGGGAATTCAGGGTCAAGAGGAGACAAGATGTAACTGCAAAGTGCATCAAGAACCCAAAGACCCTGGAACTAAACACTCCAGGGTTTTTCATTTAGTGCAACGGCAACGAGAGCCTGCATCACTCTAAACTGCAAATGGGCGGCCTGTAGGATGAAGCTTCTTTTGTGAAGTGAAAAATTACAGCGTATTAAAGCATTCTTTAAGAACAGGCAGCCTAAGTATTTTAGAGTGCTTTAATACACACATTT